GCGATCATATCATATAACTTGATACGTCCTGCGTCTGATGATTTTCCACTGAAACTTATATAAGGTGGCTTACGTTTAGCAACAAACTGCTTGACAATAGAACCTACAGTGGCAAACACACGGAAGGCATCGCCCTTGCCAGTTACGCCAATTGTGGGATTTTCTTTGTCAGTGGCATCAAAGAACCCAATGTCAGCAACGCCGTTCACTGTATCAACTTGTATAAAAACTTGGATGGTTGTGCCACTATCAGTTTGGAACATGGATTTTTGAGTAGTTGCAGTGCTTACTGGATTAATGAAACGATATGGTTGATCAGCAACTTCGCCTAACTTTTTTTTTGAATTTACGTCTTCAATCTTAGCCATACTCTTATAGTGTTCAAAATTCTTAGTAAGATTAGCCATTGCAATATCAGTTGCAGTTTCAATGTCCTGATTCTTTTCAAATTCAACCTTAACACCTCTGTTAATTTGACGATGAACTTCATCGGGTGTACTCATATGTTTCTGGGCAATTTCCCTTACCGTTGGAAAAACATTCCAACTTTCTTTAATACTTTCACTCAATCCCATGGCTTTACGCAATGTTGGATACAGTTGATTTTGAACAAGTTCAGCTAACTGTGGATTAATCTTTGGACCTAATATACTACGAACAAATGCTTCTGGATCACCATCTGCTACATTTCTACGAGCATTGGTAGCACTGGCTAGACGTGGGCTAATGGCAAAGTCTAATGGATTAAAGATAAAGCCTTTACCTGATTTTAGTGCATTTGGATTTGCTTGACCATGTGCATTACTACTCTTAATCATTTCTCCGTAACTGGACATATCATCTTCACCAGCAACAAATGTTGCAGCACGATACCCTTGATTATACAACCAAGTTGCAGCAACCAATGGAGTCTTAATTTTTTGATCAATTATTAAATGACCTTTAGTTTCCGGAAACAATGCTTGTATCCACCAAACTTTCTGCTCATATGTAAGTGGATTCTTCTTATCACCAGTCTTACTGCTTACAAACAAGAACCAATCACAGTTTTGTTTTTGTGCTGCTTTCTGCAATGTTTGAATTAAAGCGTGATGACCAAAATGCGGAGGATTCAAGCGTCCAAATGTAAAGACTACCTTTTTAACTTCCTCTTCTTCAAGTTCATCTAAACGCATGATATTGCCTAATTCCCAGTATATTTATTAGTGCTCAAAGTTAGCTGCACTGAACTTTTCACGGTTAACTACCTTAGTTGGATTCTCTTTTCCATGTACCATGTAGCCTTCTTGTCCAGGTTCACCATTAATATGTGCTTGCATCTGAGCAGGGTGTGCATCAAGTAATCCCACAATATGATTCTTCACACGCATAATACCAATAAATGCTTGGCACATAACTTTAAATCCACCTGCATTAGCCTGTAGATGTGTTTTGATATTCTGCTTCTTGCCGTCACTTACTCTTGCTTCGCTGTCTAGCCATTGTAAGAAGTCACTACCAAAACTATCAAAACTACGCTGACGTACTTTACCATTGGTATACTTCATAAACAACTGTGGCAAGTCTCTAATCTTCAATGCTGAAAGTGCATCTTGTCCAACAACCTTATCGATTAACGCACCATTACTGTTAATAAAGCCAGACAAGCTTTTTAATTCTGGTGGAATTCTAACTCTGGGAGGAGTTGTAAATTGATCAGTTACAACCACAAGTGGACCATTTGGATTAGTACCCTTGGGTGTTGAAATATGTCGTCCAGGCGGAGCAACAATCTTTCCATCTGGACCAGGAGCAGGTGCTTTATTAAAGAATGTATGTACAACAATGCCTGAATTACTCTTAGCTATTCGTTGTCCAAGTTCACTGTTAGTTTCAACAGTGTAAACAACTGTATTTGGTTTGAATACAAAACTACCATTTTCTACAGGTGGTCTTTGGCTGTATAATAGATCGCCAAACAAATAACCCTTAAAGCTATTGGGTAAACTAGCTTCAAACTGTGGCCAAAGCTGTGCTATCATTTCTGACAATTCCTCTCTGCCGCCGCCCTTACGCTGTGCATAAACATCAGCAATTTCTTTAGGGCTGCGTGGAAGAATTCCTTTGGCAAACATATGTTTGTCACACATTGTAAACCCACGTTCATCCCTGCCCCAAACTATAGCAGGTTTACCATCTGGCTTTACACTAATTGTTTCAGGGTTGGATGCCATTTGCTGTAGTGTTGCAATGGCTTTTTGAGCACCCACTGATCCTTCATCAAATATTCGATCTTCAGGATGAGGTACTCTTGCCTTAGTGGGGTCATATTCTTCAGTGAGAAATTCTTGTGCTCGCATGTTATATTTATTATTTTAACTATGTTCCATTAACCACAAATATGTTGGAACTGAGAAAATCAATAACCAATCACAATTTGTAGTTAATATCCTGCAGGGGTATGGTATTTTAGTTTGTTCTGTTTTTAACAAACATCTATTTCTACTTTTTTCTATATTTACATTAATTCTGTTAATGGTAATTTCTTCAATATGTAAGTGTTGGAAAAGAGTTCCAATCCCATTCTCATCAAATTGATCATCGTCATCTTTCTTATTAAGAAAGCGTATTGTTAATGTATGAGTACCACGAGTTAAGTTTCCCCTAAAAACAATATCTCTTTTTTCAAAATTTGTTCTTTTAGGGGAAACATATAGTCTGTCGATTGCTGTAGAATCTATGTATATTTCGCAACGTGGTGGATCTCGCCACCACTCGCTTGATAATGATATTTTTATTTCAACGTCTTCAAACTTCACGCCGTAACTGAGTCTTTAGTGATAATTTCAATATCATCTGTGTCGTCTAGATTCAATGATATCTTAGGAGGTGCAGCAGTAGATGGAGCTGGTCCACCGTTGCTTGCTTGATTTGTTAGCACACGCTTCAACTCATCTAAATCGCCTGCATACTTGTGGTATCCTGTATGATCTAGCTTAATACCAGTATCAGCAAATACCTTCCCACCCATTAAGCGCCATAGGTAACAGAATGTCCAATCTTCAGACAAATAATTACCATCGGGGTCAATCATTGTGTCAAACAAACCATACATAAATGGTTCATACTGAGGACCAATTCCAATATTGTCACGATACTTAAGTTCTGGATGAGCAGCAATCATTTGCTCAATTACAGTTCGTTTAATTAACATGAACCCAGTACCCAATGTGCTAACTTCTACTAAGTCGCCAAGTACTACAGGATTAGGAACTGTGTTAATAACATAGCGAATTGGAATTCGCTTCATTGGATAAACACCACCTACTAGGTCCTGATTAGCGCAGAGTAATCGTAGAATTGATTCAGCATCAAATCCAAGATCAACGTCGATAAACATTAAATGTGTGGCTGTTTTATTGAATAGAAATTTTGAAACTAGGTTATTTCTTCCACGTGTAATTAGTGATTCATTAACCATAGTGTCAATGCTGTAGTTAACTCCTAACTTACTAGCAATAATACCAAACTTAATCATTGATATAAAAGTAGCTTCGTTACAAATACCATTATACATTGGTAAGCAAAAATGTACATGAGTTGTTCTAAGATAGGCTAATACTTCCGCAGGTAATCCATGCGTATTTTCCGTTGTTGGCGTTTCTGACATTAATTGATTCTCTCTACTAGTTGATATTAATTATATAGTACTCTATTGATAGTACCTGCTGTAAAATTGGTAATTGCTGCTCTTACCCAGACAAAGTTTCCACTAAAATTAACAAATGTTGATGTAGTAAATGGCATTACAGAATCGCCAATTTGACTATCTGCAATATCAAACCAATCTGCTTCTGTTGGGGTAGTTGCTAAACTTGCTTGAAATCCTAGTACACCGGTAAATCCGGTTAGTTTGTAACTAACAGTATGAAGACCATCAGTGTACCCGTAGTAACCATCACCTTTTAAAGGCTTGCTATACCAAGTAAGATCGGTACCATTATATTCGCCGTTTGCCGCACCGTGTGCTGTGTTGCTGATTACTACTGTTGGGACAATGCTCATTACTTTCTCTTTATAATTTTCTTGGCAGTTCTTTTAATTTTAGTTGCTGTGCTTAGTTTAGGTGTCTTTCTTGGCTTCTTCATTTAATGTTTACCTCTACTAGTCTACGGTCACCTACTAACTGTTCGATAATTTCAATCAGTTGAGTTACAATTTCTGCATCCAAAATTTCTTTTGCAGTTTCATCATCTTTAATAAGTTCACTTACTTTAATTTCAATTGTATCTGAATTTAGTTTCGCCATCGTTAGCTCCAAAAGTATTTATCATACTTCTTGCAATGCTTTTGGCTTTCTTCCACGTTTCTTACCAGCACCTTTAACACCTGCAACCTTAATATCATATGCTGCCGCAAGTCGTTCCGGAGCCATACCATCAATATTGTTAACTTCTTCACAGGGGATACTATATCGACGTCCGGATGTATGTACACAATGAAGCTTTAGTGTGCCATCTTCTGAGATAATTTTGTCTACTGTTAGTGCAAGTACTGCTTCTGTTGGGGCATTTCCCATTCCCAATACTGGGCAACGTGCATACACCCTTGAATTATTATTAAGGATGCCACGTTCGATCAATGCTTGTGCAAGTTGAATTTTCACTGTGCTCTCTCCATAAGTTTTACAATCTTCTTAATTTTACCAGGTGCAATCATATGTAACAGTAGAATATCGTCTGTACTTTTAGCAAAGAAGTTAAAGCTATCATACACCCCTTGGTAGTTGCTATAACGGTTTAGATCATCAGGATTTTTCCTACATCTTGTAATAAGGTCTTGGCAGTACCCTTTAAACAAAAATTCATTGCTGTTTGCAACAAGATATTCTGTTAACGATCTCTTAATATGATCTTCTCTCCATTGAAAATTACCGAGAAATATATGATAACAGTGCTCGGGAACGGTTTTAACAAATTTGATATCAGTAATAGCTTCAAGTTGAGTTTGACTACTACGCTGTTCTAAGTAAGAGCTGTTAGTATATTCCAAACTTATAATGGCAGTTCTATATTCTTCTCTGGATATAATGTGCTCTAATAGACCTGCATCGCTGGTATAGATAGAAGCCCAAACTTCACGACGTTTGCGAAATTCAAAATTAAGAACTTCGCATTCACGTAATATTTGTACCCAACGATGATCAACACCATATCTTCTGTGTTCTGGATTCGTACTAAAGTTAAACTCAATTTTCCACTCAAACTTCTGCGTATACCAAGTTTGGTCAACACATCTAATACGCCATTGTTCGAGACCAAATGACTTAAACTGCTGTAAGTAGTGATTCGTGTCGTTCAACTGATAGCTCCACCTCGTCGCCAACGGCGCTTACCTTTATTATAACACCGTCTTCTACTTTGTCAAACAGTATTTTTTTGGCTAGTGGTACTTTAATTTTCTCATGTATCAGTCGTGCCATTGGTCTTGCACCCATTGCTGCGTCATAACCATTGTCCACTAGATAATCCCATGCAGTTTCATCTAGTTCTACAGTAATTGATCTTTCTTCCAGCTGCGTTTGCATCTCAGCAATAAATTTAGAAGCAACCTTCTTAATAGTTTCTTTACCAAGCTTGCTAAACTTAATAACAGCATCAAGACGGTTTCTAAACTCAGGACGGAAGAACTCCTTAACAGCTTTATCATCTTCACCAGTGCGTGTTAGACTACCAAAGCCAATGTTATTACGTTCGCTATCCACAGAACCTAGATTGCTTGTAAGTAAAATGATCGCTTGGCGGCAGTCTGCTATCTTGCCATTACTACCTGTAACGAAGCCCTCGTCCATAATCTGTAGTAGAATTTGAACTACCTCGGGATGTGCTTTTTCTACTTCATCGAAAAGGATAACAGCGTGAGGATTTTTAGAAACCTCACTTATTAGCAGACCGCCAGCCAAGTTAGCATCCTCATAGCCAACATAGCCTGGAGGTGCACCTATCAATCGGCTAATACTATGACGTTCACCATATTCGCTCATATCAAAGCGGATAAACTTCATTGCCAGTCGACTACTAACTGTTTTAGCAAGTTCTGTCTTACCTGTTCCAGTTGGACCAAGTAGGAGGAATGTACCAACAGGACGATTGTTACTCTTAAGTCCTGCACGGTTAACCCAAACTCTGTCAAGAATCTGACCGATAGCATCATCCTGTCCAAACACTTTAAGTTTAATATCATTTTCTACAGTTGCATAATCAATATTACTTTTTGTCTCATCAAGTTGAGACATTGGAATACCAGTAATGCGGGTAATCTCTCTTTGGATCTGCTCAACGTCAACTGTTCGATCTTCTGCATCTGTACTACGTTTCAATGCTGCTGCGCTGTCAATAAGATCGATGGCCTTATCTGGCAACTTTTTATCATTTTGAAATCTTACTGATAAATCAACTGCTGCTTGGATAGCTGCATCAGTTATCTCAACATCATGAAAGCCTTCGTAATTATCACGTAGTCCAGTTAAAATTTCCACAGTAATTGCAGGACTGGGCTCATTAACAGCTAAACGATTGAAACGTCGCATCAGCGCACGATCTTTTTCAAAATGCTGTGTATATTCTTCCCAAGTAGTACTAGCAATAACCTTAATCTCACCACGTGCAAGTGCTGGTTTAATCATGTTAGCTAAGTCCACTGCACTATTACTACCTGAACCAGCTCCCTTCATTTGATGAGCTTCATCAATGAAAAGGATTACCTTCTTCATTTCCGTAGCAGCATTTAAGATATCCTGCAATCTTTCTTCAAACTCGCCGCGATACTTTGTCCCTGCTAGTAATTGTCCAATATTAAGACTATAAACTTTCCAACCATTTAAGAACTTTGGAACTGTTTCATCTACTAGAGCAAGTACCAATCCTTCAGCAATTGCTGTTTTACCAACACCTGCATCACCAACAAGTAATATGTTACTCTTATTTTTTCTAGCTAAAATTTGTACCAATTCGTGTAATTCTGATTCACGACCAATAACAGGATCAATCTTGCCTTCGCCAGCAAGTGTCATCATATTAGTACAATATTGTTCAAGTGTCTTTTCAGCATAGTTTTTATTGGAACCAGACTTTTGTCGACCTTTGCTAGTCCAAATTTTAACTACTACTTCTTTGTTGACACCATACTTCTGTAAGAAGAATGCAGCTTGACTATGACTCTCATTGGTAATACTGAGATACAAATCAATTAGATTAAGCTGTTGTCTTCCACTAAAGATTACTTGTGTGTATGCACGATGGAAAACACGCTCTAAACTTGCTGTTTTCTTAGGACCATCAGATGCATTTTCATCTAAGAAATATGTAATTTTTGAAAGGTAATCTTCTAAATCAATGATCATTAGATCAAGTTCAACACCAAGATCTAATAGCAGGGTGTTGAAGTTTTTTTCGTGTAATAAACTCAGAAGTAAATGCTCAACCATAAAGTATTCATGATTGGCTTCTATAGCATACTCGCGAGCAGCCTTAATAATTCTTTCGATATCGCCATTTGAACTGTAAATCTGTTTCATCACTCACAAATATAGCATTATTATAAGTTTTGTCAATTTATAACAACTTAAGTATTTACTGGTCTTGTGTCTCTTATCATTTGTACTAGATTTATCTGACTACTCGTTAACGCTGTTGGAATTAACACATTTATCTTAACTATTAATTTTCCCATTGTTCTATTCTGTCGCATAAATCCTTCATCGGTGATACCAAGTTGGAAACCATGCTGTGTTCCAGGTGGGATAGGTATCTTGATATTTTTACCGCGAGGTGTTGCCAGATCCAATTCGTGTCCTAATATAGCTTGGAAGCAATCGATTGTAACTTCAGTGATGACATGATCATCAAGTCTTGAAAAATTAGGATGTGCCTTAACACGAATAATAACTTCTAAGTTTCCTCTTGGAACCTGTTGATTGCCATTGTCACCTCTTCCAGCTACATTAAAGACTGATTGATCTTGTATACCAGCTGGAATATCCAATGTAATAGTTTCTCTGCCATTAGTTATATTAAAATCTATTGTCTTTTGGCAAGGATTTAATGTTTCTAAGAATTCTAAATCAAGCTGCACTCTTATATTTCTATTACGAGGTACTTGTTGTGCATTAGTGAAATTGAAACCAAACATTTGACTAAAATGATTATGTATATCAGCCATTGGATCGCCGTGACTAAAATTAAATGTAAATCCAGGCTGCCCTTGAGGTTGATTTACTTGAAAATCATATTGAGCACGTTTATTTGGATCACTTAAAGTTTCATAAGCATTGCTTACTTCTTGAAACTTACTAACATCACCCCCTGAATCGGGGTGATGTTGTTTTGCTAATTTGCGATAAGACGCTTTAATTTCATCCGGGGTTGCCCCCATTTGTAGTCCAAGTGTATCATAGTAATTCATACAATTAATTATGTCTTAGTTTTTCGCAGCTACTTTTTCTTGAGTTCTTCCATATGCAGCAACACCTAGGATTGCACCAAATGCCATATGAATTAATCCACCATTACTAAGAGTTAAACTGACCCACGCAGAATATGCCAATTGGACACCAATACCCTTAAAGAATACCGGAAGGAACATTGCAACAGCTGGGAAAACAACAAAGTCACACAAGCAAATAAGCATGTACAGCCAGCCCATTGCAGGACGCCAATATGCTTTAACCCAGTGCTCTGACTCTTTCATTGCAGCTTCTGAAACTTCTGGCATTTCAAAATTTGAAATTGAATTGTTTTGAGCAGCAGGAGCTGGACTTGGCATAGCACCAGGCATTGGCATCGGCGATGGAGATGGCATAGCACCAGGCATTGGCATCGGCGATGGAGATGGCATAGCTCCAGGCATTGGCATAAGTGAAGACATAGTGCCGGGATCCGGTAACGGTGTTGGCATTGGCGGAGCCATTGGAATTGGATCAATATTTACAATATCTTTTTTCAACTGTGACTTAGTAGGCTCATCATTTTGAATCTCATCACGTGATAATTTTGGAGCCAACAGGTCCGGATCTTCTATTAAGGGTGTCTTACTTTTTGCCATTTGGCTCTTCCTTAGGTTTCTTTTCTGCTTGATAATATTCTTTGTATGCTTCAATTTGCGATTGAAGCTGTTTAATTACTTTAGTCAACTCACCTACATTTAAGCTCATATTTTCATAACCATTGCTGGTAACTGCAAACAAGCTATCCTTAGTTGCTTTCTTCCATACACTATCAATATGCCCGGGGGATTCTGGTTTAGCGTCTCTTGTTATAACATGCCACTCTACATCTTTAAGACGTACTTGGTCAACACTAGGAAGCATCATTGCAGGTTTTTCTACTTGTACTATTGCAGTAGTTGGTGCAGGAGTTCCAGCACATCCTGCTAACATTAATGAAAGAACAATAGCGGTTAGTAAATTAGCAACCCTCATCCTGTTTTCCTTTATTGACTTGCTGTTCAATGCAACGGAATACTTTCTTAGTTGCTGCATTTGCTCTAGTTTGAACTTCTCCAGGCTTTGCTGTGGCAAACTTATCTAAATCTCTGCCATCTTTACGGAACTTATCTTCAAGTTCACTGACAGCGGCACGAGCTTCTTCAAAATCTTTACTTGTCTTTTGTAGTATTTCACCTTGACGTTTTAAGTCTTCTTGTTGTTGTGCAATAGTTGCATTGGCAGTCTGTAATGCAAAATCTTTAGTTGCAATCTGCTGATTAAGTTCGGCTAGTTTATCCTGTGTATACTTAAAATAGCCAACTGCTGCTGCAATTGCCAGCACCAATGCTACTATTTTCCACATACCACCACCAAACATTATTCGATCCCACTAAGCTTTTTAATTTGACTTAATTCATCACTAAGACTTTTCTTTTCGTCTTCAATTGGTTGGAACTGTTCTACTGCTTCTCTATATTTTCTTGGACTGTCAGGTACAATATCTGAAATGTTGACTTCATCTAAAGGATGATATTCAGTTTCTTTATACCACTTAAACTGCCATTCATTAAGTTTAATATCAGTTAAATGTTGCAGGTCATCTAGTAATTCAAGCATACGCTCAAATATATGTCCGCGACGTGGCATTTCAACAAACACTAAAAATTCATCGTCTTCAATTTCACCACTACTTACGTCAGCATCAAGCACCCAATCATATCCGTTTTCAATGAAATTAGTTAGGTCTTCAGCTGGCATTCTCTGCTTAATTTTAAAGCTTACGGTTACAACATCATCCGAATCGCCCATCTTGCTTTCGTATTCGTCAAAATGGATCTTATTGCCAACTAAAAATTCTAAGTCCTTAGATCGCAAGCCCTCATTAAGCAATTGGTGCATTAGGAGCTCCAGGTTGTTGCATTCCGGGCATTGCGCCAGCTTCTTGACCCTGTGACAGATCAGGCATTTGACCAACTGCTGACGAATCATCAGCCATATTTGACTTTTGATCTAGATCCTTTTCGTAAGCACTCTGTAGATCGCTTAGATCAATATCCTCACCGGCGATTTCAACAGATCCTTGCTTAATTTCACTCATTAGATTCTTTGGCAGCATGATGTCAACATACCATACTTTGGCATCAACAAGCTTACCTTTTTTACTACCTTCACGATAATCGCCGGGTGTGTTAATCTTGATGGGCACACGCACTGTATCTTTTTGATAAGTGATCTTTGCCCCATATGGGATTAATCTCTTTGCACCATTAGGATCTGGCATTAGGTTATAAGGCCACATGAACTTGCACTTTACCCAATACTTGCTAATAGTTGGACCTTCAACTAATTCGCCATAGGTCCAATTTGGGAAAGCATACATATCCATGCTGTCGAGTACACGTTCAAAATCCAATAGCATTCCAAGACTGGAATCGCTCATGTAAATTTTCTTAATGTTTTTAATGTTGTCTACAATATCCATCGTATAATATTTATATAGACATGGGACAAATACTTTTAAATGATTTACATAGTTATGCCATTCAATTAGAAATATACATGTTATGTTAATTATGACTCAACAAGAGTAAATAATTTTGAGCAAAACTTTCAACAATGCTCGGGGAGTAAACAATTACATGCAGAAGCGTAAGCAGAAAGAAAGATTCACAAACAACGTCACTCAAATTGAAAGCTACCTTAAAGAACCCACAAAAAAGAATCGAGTTGAAATTATTCCTCGAAACTTAAATCAAGAACATTATCTAAGTCTACTACTAGATTCTCGTAAAAGTATTGTCATTGCAACTGGCCCCGCCGGAACAGGCAAAACCTTGCTGGCCATGATGGCAGCTATCAAAGCACTTAAAGAGCGCCAGATAACAAAGATAATACTTACTCGTCCAGCAGTAGGTGTAGAGGATGAGAAGCACGGTTTCCTACCTGGAACACTTCAACAGAAGATGGAACCATGGACTAAACCGCTCTTCGACGTGTTGCATGAATATTATACTACTCGTGACACTCAATCAATGCTAGAAGTAGGAACGATTGAAATATGCCCCTTGGCATTTATGCGTGGTCGAACATTCAAAAACTGCTATGTGATTGCAGATGAAATGCAGAATGCAACACCTAATCAAATGAAAATGCTACTTACTCGTATCGGCGAAGATAGCCGTATACTAGTAACTGGAGACGTTCGTCAGACTGATAGAAAGGAAGGTGAGAACGGATTATTAGACTTTAATAAACTTCTACTAGCTTTTGAAAATAGCAAATATGTAAGTTCAGTACAATTTGGTAACAAAGATATTGAACGACATCCTGCTGTTGAGGAAATACTTAATATCTACGGTGAATAATTAGTTTGTAGGGCGCCCTACACCTTTTTTCTTGCTAACATTTTAATTAGTTGCCATCCTTGATAGGCATCTTTAACACTTTCGTTCTCGTGATTAGCTTCTTTAATCCAGCTAAGTTCACTAGCCCACCCTTTGTCGCCGCCATTGGCTTTATATACTACATATGCCTCTGGCAAGTAGCTTTCATACCATATATCCTCACCCCATTCATCTGTACTAATGCCAAAGAAGGCATTGCCATCTAGCAAGCATAGTACTTCAGCAATGGGTCTAAGGAGACGCTTTTCTTTTTCTGTAAATTTAATTTTACGAGGTGCAGGAAAGTTAGAGATAAAATACTCTCTAAATGTTACTACATCCTCAATTTTCTTTTTAAGGGCTTTCTTGTGCATTTATCCACTTATTGATGTACTCTGAATAATGAGTACTCATGTACTTAAATAAATCATCAAAACTGCGCTCACTAAATCTGTTCTTAACAATCTTTTGATTTGCAACATCAAGTATAATGCTTGCTTCTTCGTAATCCTTCTTCTTAGGATTCTTAGTGATGTGAAAAGATTCATTGTCCATGAATCCTAATTTAGGATGCTTTGGATCCCTAAGCACTTTAATGTGCTTAACAACCATATACATTTTAGACATTTGTAATATCCGTAAGTTCAATTAATGTCGCCGCAAGGTTAATCTCAACATCTGCTACCATACTGTGGTTGATTAAACCATTGCGTATAATGATAATTGCTTTGTCTTGTTCTTCATCTGTTGAACCCCACAACTCTAGATTATCATACATCCAACGGAACAAATCATCAGCTTCATCACTGCGTATTTGATTACAGATTAACTTCCTGGCTTCTCTAACTTGACCCAGTTTAAACAACTCAACAGCTTTAATTTTGTAGTCTGCTGCTCCATTACTGTCATTAGTTGGACTCTGTAGTTCATTATCAATGCAAGCCATTTGCAAGCTATTAATACATTTACGCAGATCTGGGTATGTTGCAGTAACATAGCTGTCTAATACATCAAGGTCAAAGATCATATTCTCATTGACTAGAATAGTAGCTACCCTTGCAGTAAACTCAATTCTATCCAGCTTTTCCATATGAAATCCCTGACAACGACTGTGTAGTGCTGGGATAATCTTATTGGGGTAATTACAGGTTAAGATGAACCTTGCAGTGCTTGCATAGGTCTCCATAACTCCACGAAGTGCTGCTTGACCGTTAGGGGTAATATAATCTGCTTCGTCAAGTAATACAATTTTAAACTCACCGAATGGCATTGTTTGAACAAAGCCAGTGATCTTATCTCTAATTGTATCAACACTATTTTCTCTACTGGCATTGATCTCTAGTATATCATACTCATCAATATCAAGCTCACTTATCAATACTTTAGCCAGTGTAGTTTTACCAACACCCGGGCTACCACTTAGTAGCAAATGTGGAATGGATTTAGATGAAACCCACTGCATTACCTGCAGACGTTGAGCTTCATCTCTCCAAACATAATCAGTAACGCTTTTAGGACGATACGCTTCAGTCCATAACTTATTAATTGCCATTTTCAACCTCTAGCATTAGGATACAGTAAAATTTAAGAAATGTCAATTAATTACGTTTATGATACACGGGAGCAACATAGTCATCACCTGGTAACTCTTTTGCAGCAAGCAGAACATCTTTTGGATCAACAAGACGAATTGTTATGCTTTCTCCATCATCATTGGTTAAATCAATTCCACGTGTCCAACGACCATGTGAAACATAGATCCATTCACCGGATTCAACATCTTTGTTTTTTGGTCCAACAGCAAGAACACGACACCATCTTGGTCGAATACCACGTTCTTCTTGATCATCTCCAGGCAGTATGATTCCTTTTGCTGTTACACGCTCGCCAAATTCCATATCCGTAACTAGTATGTTACTATGAGTTGGTGTAATCTTCTTCCAATCAGCTTTAATATGAATTCGTGCTGTAAACGCCATTATATTCTCTTTCTTTTCAAATCTAATTTATCAGTTAAGTCGGAAATATCTTTATTACGATTAATTGCATCAGCTAATCCACCGCGTGGCTTATTTTCCAATGTTGGCTGTTCAATGTTAACTACTTCTTCAACAGACTGTGTCACTACATCTGCTAGAACAGGTGCTACTTCTTCAACTACAACAGGAGTAGGCTCTGTAATTACTGGCGTGCTTGCTCTAGGTACAAATGTATCTGGTTCAATATCTTTTGATCCACGACGCATCTTAGAGTCCTTAGCAATTGTAGACCCTTGAATGTTGTAAGTTTCCTGCATAATTTCTTCTCTGGTCTTTACAACTTTTCCATTCTTAACAGCATCACCTCTGGCATTAACACCAGCATTGCCCACAGCAATAACATGTTCATTGTTAAGTCTTAGTGAGTTAAAGTCTATTGATGCGCCTCTTGCAGTTTTGTACATATTTGACATAGTAATATCCTTTTCTATATTTAACGTATAAATTCTTCAATGTCTAAATTATAGGTTATGCTGTTGATCTTGTGAACGCCAATCAAATAAAGCACAAAACTGGCCACACTACTACCTCTGCCCACACCCCATACGATATTGTTTGACCTTAAAGTATCAACAAAATATTTGAGATAACGTAACAAATCTAACATGTCACGATCTGCGTACATTAGTAATTCTGTGCCAGTGCGCTGGAGTTCAGTTTCATTTCTACACAGATCCAAGAGCCATTTCGCAATGTCCATATGCTTATATTCGTCAGGCATAAACCAAGTATTTTGATTTGCCTGATGCCATTCCAATGGATCAACAGCAATTTCTTCAAGTTGTTTCAGTTTTGGAAAATTTAGATATAAGCTATCTAAAGCCATATTGTACTGTGCAGCTGACTTTAATTCAGCTGCACTATAATCAAATTTAGGATTACGATACAATTGTTCACACAGATCCCGTTCACTAACCAATGATCTGCTATAGTCATCAATGTTTTGTTTCTTTTCCACCATCAATTACCTGAGGTTTCCATCTTGATTCTTTCTTTTCGTTGACAACTTTTTCAGAAGACCATAGTAAAGACTTATCCCAAGTTGACTTTTGTTTATGGAACTTTAGTTCTTTTTTATTAATTTCAAACCAATCACCTGACGATGGATCTGATCGCTGCCACCATGGCTGTTCGTCTTTAATTGATTTATAGAAATCACATTCAAGGCTTCCAAAATCATTAGCAAAGTCCTCATCAAAATGAATCCAAATATTATCACCCTGCGTACTCTTAATCTTAACCTTTACTATATTAATTCTGCCTTCGCAGATTGCATTTAGCTTACTAAAGATAACAGCAGCAACTATAACATCCAATGGCTCAGTGGGCAAGGTAATAATTTTTTGTTTAGTTTTCTTTTGCAATGTTGACATCAAAGGATTGTTGATATTAATGAATACACCATGATGAAATATTGTCTCCAGAAATATTTTGCAGCGTTCAAATGCAATATTCTGTTGATCACCGTCATCAGTTTCGATATCAAAATAAATCTTACATTCGTACTTGTTTGGACCAAGCCAATCATCCAGAACAATAATAGTATCCCATGTGCAATCGTAACTAAGATCTGTCATTTTTTTACTTTTACCTTATCTTTGAGAATTGTTTCAGTTCTTGCTTTTTCAGCAGCTTCAGTCATACGTCGCTGATATTCGCCTTGGTAGTTATTCAATACCATTCTTATTTGTCTTGCCATGTGTTCATTGCCAAAACGAATAGATTGATTATATTTTTGACTAAGCTCAGATATCTTTTCTACTAGTTCATTAAGGTCAATATCACGTAAACTGCCTAAAAGAGGATGATCCATTACAGATCTCCTGCCTTCCTATTTTCACTATAGAACGCATCAAACTTGCCGCCGGGATAACGTGCTTCAAGCTTACGAACGTTCTCAGCAATGACATCGTTTGGATCAAGTTCCAATGCACGACATGCATTAGCCCAGTACCACATAATATCACCGAGTTCACGCTTCATGTGAAACACATTCTCTTCAGTAAGTGGCTTACCTTGGAACAGCATCTTCTTAATGATTTCATTATATTCGCCGCACTCACTACTAAGACCAATACCACTTGTAATCAGTAATGGCACATTTATCTGAGGACCATGCATTGAAATACCAGTAGGTGCATTAACTTCAAAGTTAGCATCTAAGCGATCTAACCTATTCATAAATGTAGTAAGATCAGACGACTCTTCACTTGTTACAGCAGCTACAAATTCAGTATATTTGTTTAAGTCAATGTTCACTATAAGACTCCTAGTTCTTTATAATGTACAGTGTTACTTAATCTTAGTCAATTTAAATCTTATGGCCATGTTATCGCGGTACTAGTAGTAGTATTAAATTCAAAATACTTACATCGCGCAGTTGCGTTATAATTAGTATAGTTTGACGCACTGCTATTTGAAAGATTTCCTGATGAAAGTAAACCTGCTGCGCTGTTATTATTTACTAGATAATATAATATAACTTTTCCACTGCCACCAATTCCGCCTGCAGATGTTACTGTTCCAGTTGCACCTCTGCTATTTTTTACAAAAGCCATGGTTATTGCACTTGCAGTATAATAACTGCCAATATTCCATTGGAATTCAAATATAACATCGGGATTTGTATTGTTTAAACCATTATTTGAGGTATTTAGTTCTACACGTACTCTGTAAGAAGTTCCGCTTTTATACCAGCCTATATACACACAATTTTCATATTTACTATAATCACCAAACTTTATAGATAAATTTCCAATAGTAAGTCCATCTTTATGAATTAGAAAACTAGTTGATGCCACATAGCTTCCATTAAAATTTTGTTTTTCATAAAAAATAGCACCAGAATTAGGGCTAACAAGAATAGCACTGCCAGAATTAGGATCTGCTAAAATATTCATCCCACTAGCCCTGTTAAATGGACTATACGTACTATAATTTGTTACAACTTGATATCCAGTATAAGCAGTACCAGGAATAACCAAAAAACTAAGAGAATATGGAGGTTGAACTGGAAAATATCCATTACTATAAATAGCGATTCCTACATTCGTTTTTGGAGTTCCAAGTCCAGGTGTATAAAAAAGGTATTCTGC